TTTCATATCGCTTTTCATATCGCTTTTCATATCGCTTTTCATATCGCTTTTCATATCGCTTTTCATATCGCTTTTCATATCGCTTTTCATATCGCTTTTGTCGCTTTCCATATCGCTTTTATCATTTTCTTGTATACATTTTTCTTCGCACTCTTGTCTATAAACTGATTCTAATTGAATATCTTCTTTTTTACATTCACTTTCTTCATTGTCAGGATATAACTTGTTACATATAAAATAATTAACTCCGCAAATATATCCTATAAAAATAACAATACCAAAAATCATTTCTTTTTTCATATAAACCATAATATTTTTAATGTTTAAATTAAAAAACATTAATAATGTTTAATTGTATGTTATACTTTTTAATTTAAAAATACTTTTTATTATACTTCTTTAGGTTTTAAAGGAATAGGATCTGCCAAATCAGATAAATCATCAACTAGTGCTGGTTCTGGTTGTTGTTGTTGTTGTTGTTGTTGTTGTTGTTGTTGTTGTTGTTGTTGTTGTTCAGGTAATGTATTTGACACATATTGAACTACTTTACTTAATAATGAAGCATCATTTAATGTATAAGATCCACTTTTTTGTCCTTTATTAACACCTTGAATTAAAACATTCTTTGCTACATTAGAATTTATTTCATTATCAGGTACATTATTAATTAAAACATCAATGCATTTTTTTAATAATTCGGCTTCGTTAAGTAAAAATGAACCTTTTTGTTGTGCAACTTCGATGTACTGTGCTAAAATTTGAATGGAATTAGTATCATTTAAGGTAATAACGGTTGGTTCTTGTTGTGTAGACATTTAATTTTATATTATAAAAAAAAAGAAATAATTAAACACATTTCAATTTTTTAATTATTTGTTTATAATAAAAAATCAATACCTTTTGTATAAGTATATTAATAATGAAATCTTTATTTTCAGATTTGACTAAAGAAACAATAAATATTATTTTTAAGGAATGCGAAAGAGAAAAAAATAGACATAAAATAGAGAATTTTATCAATAAAATTACAAAAATTGCATTTACTAATATCCAACCCTATTTATACACAATTATGGCAATATTAGTTTTGATGTTTACTATGAATTGCTTTCAATTCTATTATTATATAAAATTATTTATCTTGAATAACAAAATATCAAATTTAGATGATATTGTTACACGAAATTAAATATTAAACATAAGAATCCAAATTATACAATTTTTCCCATTCATGAAAAATTTCACGTCTCTTTCCAAAAGATTCTTGTAATAGATTTTCATATTGTGTTATAAAAGAATCATCTTTGCATAATAAGATAGCTTTTTCTAAATGATCACATTGTTTTTTTAATAAAATGTTATTACATTTTTTAATTTCTTTTACAAAATAATCAGGAATTGTATCAAACAATGTAAATGAAATAAATTTACATGTAGATAATTTTATATTATTTGAGAGATATCTTAATTTACACAAATATTTTTCTTTATTTTCAATTGGTAAATTAAAGTATTTGCAAATTATATATTTTTCAGAATTGGTAGGTCTACTGGTTTTGGGTTTATATATATAGACTTCTTTGTAACATAATGATAACAAGTAAATTAAATGAATACTACTATCAGTTAATATATCAAACATTTTTAAAATAAAATGACCATCTGTTTTTTGTAAACTTATAGCAGCATAAATTTCACTTAAAATAAGAGTATAATGAAGTTGTTCTTTATGATTGAAATCATTTCCTTCATCAAATCCTCCATCTGCTGTTACTAAATAAAAAGGCCCCTTAGAAATTGATTTAATATGATCAATGTTGTGAAAATTATTAATATCTCCAGTATTATCCTTACCGTAAGAGATGTATAAATATTTATTCATAATGTTTTTATTATAAGTTGGTAGATTGTAATTTTTATATTGTGGCAAATCTTTGTTTAAAGAAATTGTATAAATCTTGTAGTTATTTTTTACAAATCTACGTTTTTTAACAGTAATAAATCCATCTTCGTCAATATCTGGCTTTAATGTATTTGTACTTTTAATAGAACGATCAATTTGTAAATAAATATTAGACCCTTGTATAAAACCACCAGGTGCTTCTGCACAGTGTAAAATAATATCATTTTCTGTATAATCTTCAAAAATTTCAAATTCGTTAATAATTTCCCAATATTTATAAAAAGCTCTATTTACAATAGGATCTTTTACTTGAAAATCATAAACATTAATATACAATCTAACCTTTTTCCATATATCTGAATCTATATTGTCTATTTTATTTCTACATATATTCAAATCATGAGTATATCCATAATTTTCATTTGGAAAAGCAGGTGTATCTGAACTATTTATATTTATTTTTAAAGAAACACTTTCACCTTTCTGATTAACGTCGGAATTTGTGTCATTTGTGTCTGTATGCAAACAAAATAGCATTATTATTTAATAATATCTTTTTCAAATCATTTTCATTTTTTTATTTAAAAAAAAGTATTTTTTAAATGTGTATCTAATCGATTTTCTAATTCCTCTCTTTTACCAGACGTTTTCAATGATAATCTTTGTAAAAAATCTTTAAATACCTTTAATGTAAGCTTTTTATTTCCACTTTTTATATGATTATATTCTTTTCTAACAATATCTTTTTCATCAACATTTTCAATTGCATTTTCAATTACATTTTCGGTTACATTTTCAATTGCATTTTCAATTACATTTTCAATTACATTTTCAATTACATTTTCGGTTAAATTTTCGGTTACATTTTCAATTACATTTTCAATTACATTTTCATCAACATTTTCAATTACATTTTCAATTACATTTTCGGTTACATTTTCAATTAAATTTTCGGTTACATTTTCAATTACATTTTCATCAACATTTTCAATTACATTTTCGGTTACATTTTCAATTACATTTTCAATTACATTTTCGGTTACATTTTCAATTAAATTTTCGGTTACATTTTCAATTACATTTTCGGTTAAATTTTCGGTTACATTTTCAATTACATTTTCGGTTAAATTTTCGGTTAAATTTTCGGTTAAATTTTCGGTTAAATTTTCGGTTAAATTTTCGGTTAAATTTTCGGTTACATTTTCATTAAAAAGCAAATTATCTTTATGCATAATAATGTACCAATTATCATATTCTATTGTATTTGAGAACTGTTCATTTTGATTAATTTCAGACACACATTGTTTTTCTATAATATGCTTATGATATGTAAAATAAATAATATCTTTTTCCGACATGTATTGTGTAAAGTCGAGTGGGTCAGGTATGTATATTGGTCGATATGAGATAGATAAATCTACAAATGCTTTAATAATAATATTAAAATCGGAATCTAGTATTTTGTTTTGTATTTTGTTTTTATAAAATCTATATTCTATACAATTTAAAACATCAATTATATCGTAAATACTAGATACTTTAAAAACAGAAATATTTTTTTGTTGTAAATCAGTGGTTTCAAAATTAAACTCTGTATTTTTTAAATATGTTATAATTTGTTTTGGAAAAGACAATGTGTCTTGAGGCTTTGGTGTTTTTTTAAACACACAAAATCTATTTAAAGACGAAATATCACGTTCGCATTCAAAAAAATCATGATTATCTTCTGTAAAAAAATTTTTAAACAATTGATTTTCGACACAATGGAAGCCTGAATTTTCCATATATTCTTTAAAATGTTCAAAATCAATAATCCATTCATTTGACCCATCACTTAAAACATTATTACCATTTAATGTTATTTTTAACGAATTACCAAACGGTAATTCTAAAACAGTATGTTCTCTTTCAATTATATAACATATTTCATTATTTTGCTCTTTATAACACATTTTTGCGTTTTTTGATTTTAGAAAAAGATCATGGATTTCTTTATTATCTAAAAAAGTAATAATAAAACAACCATCTTTATTCAAAGAAGTTTCCAATATTTTTGTAATATTTTTCAATGTTTCTTCCGATTGAAAGAAATAATGAATACCAAACTGGCAACAAACTATATCAAACCCCACGCCATTATTATTTTTATAAATTGTTTCATAAGAATCATCCTTTGTTAAATCTAAACAATAAAAATTATAATTAAGATTTTTTAGATTGTCTTTTGATTCTAAAGAACTATATCTTTTTTTACATTCTTCTATACTTTTTTCAGATATATCATACCCATCTACATTTTTAATTCCATTGTAAAACCATTTGTACAAGTCACCGCCCTTTCCAGAACATAGTTCAAGCAAATTGTTAATCGACAAAGTATCTTTACAATATTTATTATAAAGATATTCTTTAATTTTGTTATGAAAACGTCTCATTCGTTCAAAAAAAAAATCGCCAGTGATGGAGTTTACATTAAATTTAAACAATAATTCTTTTTCAACAGGATTATTAATATTATTCCAAATGTCACATGCAACAGTACTAAAATTGCCGTGTTTTTCTGGATTTACAGTTTTATCCCATCTAGTTCTTAAAGGAAGAAACTTGTTTAATTTTTTATCCCATCTACATTCTAAAACAGTATTTGATTGATAAAACTCATTTGTTGTTGGATCAACCATGTTATCTCTAAATTCAGTTTGATAAGTCATAAACATATTTTCACTAGAACCACATAAGGTCGATACATCAAACAGAACCCTTTTATTTTTTATTGGACTTTCTTTTTCTTCTTTTTCTTTGTGTTGAACATATAATTCCCACTTTGATGTTTCTTTTTCTAAACCAGCACCAACTTTTACAGCATATAAATCTATAGTATTTAAATTATCTGGTTTCCATTTTAAAAGACTTTGCCATTTTTTAGCTAACGGATACGGTTCGTCCATAGGAGTAAAAATAAGACCATCATTTTCATAAAATTTTTCATTAACTGAATCTAAAATAATTTTTGAAGCCATAAAAACATTTCTAAAATAATAACGTTTCATTGAAACTTTATAAAAATCCGTTGAAAAAGTTTTGTTAATTATTTCATTTAAACGATCCAATCGTTGTTTTAAATGATATTCTTTATTTCCTCTTATATCTTGATTATTAAACATTAGTAAATCAAATGCAAGAAAATGAAATACCGATTTATCTTTTACTAATTCTCCATCAATAATAGTCATTCGATATTCGGATCTTATATCGGTTTTAATAATATTTTTTAAATTATTATCAATGTAAAACACCATTCCGTTATTATCAATGAACATAAAAACTCTTTCTCCATCAGCTTTATCTGTTACCGAATAAAGATTTTTATATAAATTAATAATTTTATCCTTTGCTAAAGTTTCAGGTTGAGCTCCAACAAAATAAGATTTCCCAATCATTTTTCTATATGTGTCTACGATAGATTTTTTTTCATATTCTGATATAATATAGTAACTACCTTGCCTGTTTTGTAAAATAAACAAAACAATCCCCATTATATTAGAAATATCGTCTTTTTCAATTTCAAATTCAACTTCGTATAATATTTTGACATTTTCTTTAATTGTTTGTTTAGTTATTGTTAAATCAATTTTTCCACAAGAAAATTGATAAGATGTTCTATTTTTTTCCCTTGTAATTTCAGTTCCTATACTCTTGTCTGTTTTATTTAAGTCATATTCTTCTTTAGTTATGTCTATTTCTTTTGATAATGAAAGTCGCATATTATAATCATATATATCATAATTACTAACTCCTTTTTTTTTCATAAAACTTTCAACATTTTCAGATAATTCCACAATTTTTCTTGCACTAAAACCGCTATCCATTTTATAAATGTATTCCTTTGTCTTTTTTATTGTCTTTTTTACAGCAGTTTGATTGTCCAACATTTTCTTTAATGTATAAAAAGATTCAGTTTCAAATGTTGAATCAAATGATCTTTTAACTCTCCCATTAGAGTCACGCTCTATAGCACCAGATTTATCTCTATGTACTTTAAATTCGCCAAAACGAATTTCAAATTCTTGGTTTTCACGAATCCCCTCTTTTACTCTTTTTTGCAATTCGTTAGTATATTTGTCAAAATTAAAAAAATTGTTCATTTTATTTATATTTTTAATTATATAATACGTAAATAATTAAAATTTGGATACAAAGGTACTTTTTATTTTATTCTATTTTATTTTTAATTCAATTTTTATTTTTATTTTTATTTTTATTTTTACACAGCCATTGGAGCAAATAATTTTTTAAATGGAAAATATCCAATTAATTCAAAATCAGTATACTTTATTTGTGACCAATCTTTATATTTTAAATCTTCTGATAAATGTATCTTTGGGAATGGTCTAGGTGTTCTTGAAATTTGCTCTTTAATTTGATCAACATGATTTTTATATACATGTACATCACCGCCCATATATATTATTTCTTTAGGTTTCATATCAGATTTTAGAGCAAGTATATGTAAGAGTATACTATAACTTGCTATATTAAATGGTAAACCCAAAAATACATCAGAACTACGCATATTAAATAATGCTGATAAATACTTTTCACCGTTCTTTTCTTCTACGTAAAATTGGATTGAATAATGACAGTTATGTACAGATATATTTTGCACAGTATAAGAATTATCATCATTTACTTCAAAATTATAAACTGTTGTATTTTCTATTTTTTTATCAATATTCATAACATTAAAGTAAATGTAATTTTCATCAATGTTAGAAACAATGTTATTTTTAATTACAGACATATGAAATTGATTAACAGTTCTACCTTCAGTTCTACCTTCAGTTCTACCTTCAATTATAGATACAGCCAATATCTTACCTATTTTAGCATATAAACGTTGAAAACCATATGCTAAATCCGCTGATACAGAATATATACATCCATCTGCAGCTATATATCCATCAATAAACCATTGTATGTATTCTTTTGGAGCATCTTGTATCCATTCTGGAATTTTTTTACCAAATTCTTTTAAAATTTCCCACCATACTATATCACAGCATTCGTATCTAATTATTTTATCAGTTTCGTCTTTAAATTCTTTATCAGTTTCGTCTTTATCAATATATATTAAATGAATTACATTACTTATCCTTAACAAAGCATCATTGTTTTTATTTATACAAATATGAAAACGTCCATTTCTTTTCAAATCCAAGTTTCCATCACCTATACAAAATCCTAGCATAAAAAATTCATCCTTATTATAATTTTTAATTTGATTAAATTTAGGTACTATACTATTTTTGTTAATAGGTAAACACATTACTTGATCTTTAGTTATATCTTCAGCATTGCACCAATACGTATCATTTGAATAACTGATTATTGTCTTATCATACAATATATCTTTTACTAAAAAGGGATGTTCTTTAGTTACTTTTAAAGATTTAGAATTATATCTTAATTTAAATTCATACATTTGATCATTATATTCTTTTTTTTGCAAATTAATAATATCTTTCCAATTTCCTTTATGTGTAAATAATTTATCCGTTAATAGTACATTTTGAATATCTTTGTATCCATTATTTGTTAAAACTAATGTATTAGCTGGAAAACAAGGTGGAAGACACATTTTATTTATATCAACCGGATTCCATGCAGAAATTATAATTCTTCTACTAAAAGGATCAGTTTTTAATTGATGTAAAACATTTTCTAATTGATCAACTCCTCCTATTTTTGATGTATCAATAAGACTCGTATCAGCAAAAGCCTGTGAATATTTTGCTCCAAAAAATCTCCATTGCCAGCCATAGATTGGACCTGTCACACCTTTTTTATAATTATGTAGTCCACGTTTATCTAAAAATTCTCTTGAAGAATTACCATTCCAAATTTTTACACCACGCTCATCAAGAATTTTTGCATATGTATCTCCACGACAAAAAAATAATAATTCTTCTATACATGCCTTAAATGGTACGCGTTTTGTAGTAAGTAAAGGTAACGTCCCATTTGATATATTAAAACGTAAAGATTCTCCAAAAATTGAAATAGTACCTACCCCCGTACGATCTATACGTTCACTGTCATTTTTTAACACCTTTTTTCCTAAATCTAAATATCTAAATTCGTCCGTTAAAGTTTCAGTTAATTTGTACTTTAAAATACGATAATTGCATTTTTCATCTTCGTATTTTTCAGAGTAACTAATTAAACGATATCTATAATCAGGTATATCTATAAATGTATCCGGTTCGTCTTTTAGTTTATAATTTTTTACTTCAGTTAAATAAATGTTATCTGCTTGGAATATACTATTTTCTTTTAAAAACAAATTATATACATTACTACCGCCTATAACAAATACATTTGGATTATACTTCTTATAAAACTCTACAAATCCATTGAAATTTAAAAAGTAAATATTCTTATCAATATTTTTACTTGGTTTATATGGTGCAAATTTTAATAGGTCACGATCATTTGTTAAAACTAAATTAATACGATTTACGAGTGGCCTTTTTTCTTGAGGAATAGAAAACCAAGTTTTTCTACCCATTAATATAACGTTTTTTTCTAATTTTGAAAATGTTGATACCTTACCGTCTAATGATGGCTTTGTTAAAGGTAAGCTTTCCATTGTTATTTTTTTAAAAAATTTTTGATCATTTTTCAAATTAACAAGTAAATCATTATTTTTACCTATAGCTAAACGATCTTTATACGGAATTACACATGTAATAATGTTAATAGTCATTATTATATGCGTTTTATACATTTTTATTCATTTTTTTTAAATTGATAATCGTATATATATTTTTTCAAATAATAATAATAATCACGGTTATAATTTTTCAAATTATGAGTCTTCTCATTATCGCCATTATCGCAATTATGAGTCTTCTCATTATCGCAATTATTTTTACCATACTGTAAGTTATCGTACATTGCTAGTGTTATACAATCTATATTTAAAATATTAGATTGTGAATATCTTTCCAACTTTTTTTCAAAGTATTTTAATAAATAGGATTCGTCGTAAAAAATAAAATAAGTAACGATATCGATAAAATATTTTGTATTATTGTGTGATATTTCTTTAAAACAATATCTGAAAAATAAATAATCAATACATGTCGTAATTATTCTACTGTAATCTTTTTTTTTATATTTTAATATATATTTTATACACAATGCTATATTTTTAGATTCTATCAAAAATGATGTTAATAATATTTTCAATTTACATTTATCCGAATTAACTATAATATATATCATATCAGAACTGCTTATTGTATTTAAATCAGACTCTTGTATTTTATTTATAGAAAATTTACTTTTTAAACAAAAACATCTAAATAATTCATTTGATTTCATATTATTTTCAATCATACTAATTAATACATCTGAATTATTATACTTTTTGTTATTTTTATATAGATTATACATTTCGATAAGATTAGTAGCTAATAGTTTTTTATCTTGTGAATTGTAATTTATTTTGTCGTTTATTCTAAAAAATAAAGCACAACCCTTTATTATTCTATTTGTAATTTTATTACATCCATACGTTTCATCGCATTTTATATATAATGTATAAATTTTTTGTGAAGATAGTAAAAAATTTATAATATCGCCAATATCTAAGTATATTATAATATGTTCCAATGTATCATACGAAATATTGTTTACAATTGATTCGTTATGTGTTTTTAAAATATACTTCATTTTAATCTAACTCATTATTGTAAATTATCTTTAAATATTTTTTTTATTTATTTATTTATTTATTTATTTATTTATTTATTTATTTATTTATTTATTAATAATATTTATCTTTAAATAAGTTTAATTAAGCATTTAACCGATAAGTTTAATTAAGCATTTAACCGATAAGTTTAATTAAGCATTTAACCGATAAGTTTAATTAAGCATTTAACCGATAAGTTTAATGTAAAACTGTTATAAAATTTCAGATTCTATTATTTTATATTCTTCTGCATTTTGTGTAATTTCGTCAATTTCTTTTTTTCTTTTACAATCCAATATAATATCTGATTGTATATTGTGTGTTATGGTAATATGTATATTTTCATCATTTTTTAATTTAGCACCAACAGTTAAAATCCCATCTGAATCTATAGAAAATGTTACTTTAATAATTAAAAGATTTTTTTCTCTTTTTGGTATATTTTCTAATGTACATTTACATATTAAAAAATTATCTTTTACATTTCTTCTTTCACCCTGATAAACATTAATATCAATTGTGGAATCATTTTCTGAATTTGTAAATTCCATAGTTCTACTAGTAGGTATTATTGTATTTTTTGATATTATAGGGCACATGATTCCTCCAACCGTTTCTACACCTAATGTTAAATGTGTAATGTCTAGCAATAAACTTTCACGAAAATCACAATCTTTTCTAAATAAATCGTGTAATAAAACACCTTGTAAAACAGCACCTAATGATACAATTGTATCTTTATCTACATCTAAACACATTTTTGCGTTAGTAAAATTACTAGAAAAAATTTCTAGTAAACGAGGAATATTTGAAGATCCGCCTACAAAAATCACTTTAGAGATATAAAGTTTAAATTTTAATTTATTTATCAACAATTGTATTTTATCGAAAAATGGTTTGCATATTTGGTTAAATAAATACCTAGACACTTTGTATTTAAAATCACAAGATTCAATATAAAATGTAGAGGTATTATTAAAAGTCAAATCACATTTTAAACGTTCACATTCAATACGCAATTTATATTTATTAACCTTTTTATCCATTATTTTATAAAAATATTCTACTAATAAACTAGTAACATTCAATCCACCTAAATAATTATCACCTACAACTTCTACGACATCATATATCTTTTCTTCGTTATCTATATGCATTATAGATATATCTGTCGTACCACCTCCACAATCAAAAACTAAAATATCACTTTCTTTACATTGTTCTTTAGATGTTAAAAAACTATAATATAAAGCAGCAGCGGTTGGTTCATTTAGTATTCTTATTACATTCATATTGCATTTTAGAAAACATGTTTTTAGAAAACCTCTTTGGAATTCATTATAATATGCTGGAACAGTAATAACTACATTAATAGTTATAGTTATAGTATCTTGAATATTTAAACTTTCTAAAGCATATTTTTTCAAATAATTTAAATAATGTACAATAATTTCTTCTAGTGTTATTTTACATCTTTCACCCCTTTTAACAATATCTAAATCTAAATTAACAATATCTTTACCTATTAATCGTTTTATATTTGTAAAAAGATTTTCCATCTTTGTCGTATTTAAATTTGATAAATAAAATGCGTCATCTCCATATAATACATCATCTGAATCTGGATCGAAATAAATAATTGTAGGTGGTGTATAATTGCCGTTTTTATTACAAATTACTATAAATTCCTGCAATTCTTTATTGAAATAAGATACACAGGATGTAGTAGTACCAAAATCTATACCCAATACTTTGCCGTCTAATAAGTTAGGTATCATTTATAATATTTAATATAATTGTAATTTATTATTTTTGCGCAGAGTTCGTTAAAAAAAAAATATTAATTTAAACATAATTTAAAACAATGATAGAAGTAGTATTATACGGTGATAAAAAAACAACTTGTACTCAAAGAATTCTTATTTTACTAGAAGAATTAAATCTTAAATATGATTTTTCAAATGTTGATCTAAAAAAGGGTGAACAAAAAACACAAGAATTTTTAGAATTACAACCTTTTGGGAAAGTTCCAGCTATATCTTATGGTGATAGAAAATTATTTGAATCAAGATGTATACTACGATATATTGCTAAAAATAATGTAGAATTTGAGGATCTTCTGGGTGATGCCGAAGTTGACTTATGGTTAGAAGTCGAATCACAAAATTTTAATCCACATGCTAGTAAAATCGTATATGAAAAAGTATTTAAAAAAATGATGGGACAAGATTGTGATGAAAAAATAGTTGATTCTTCTGTTGTAGAATTAGAAAAGGTATTAGATGTTTATGAAAAAAGATTACAAAATTATCCTTATATTGGAGGAAAGGTATTTAGTATTGCAGATATTAGTCATATTCCTTATACAAATCATCTGTTACGTTGCGGATTTAAAGAACAATTTAAATCTAGACCTAATGTTTACAAATGGGTTAAACGTATCATGAAAAGAGATTCTGTTGAAAATGTACTAAAACAAACTTCTGGTAGCTGAACCGATTCTAATAACAATTATTATAAACAATTTTTTTATAATAACAATTATTATAAACAATTTTTTTATTATAAACAATTTTTTTATTATAAACAATTTTTTTATAATAACAATTATAAGTTGTCAAAATTATAAGTTGTCAAAATTATAGTAAAATTGTCCAACTTATATTCAAATTAGAATCTGTCCATCCACTAAACAAACTATCTAAACGGAGTATATTTGCTGTAAATGATGTAGTTGTTAAATTAGAAAATGATACTGTATATACATTTCCATTATTTGTTATAGTTGTTAAATTCCCTATTACTTTATAAGATGTATTTTGCAATGTCTTATTTATATTTACTACTATTTGATAAACACTTGTTCCAGAAAAACTTCCAACTGTTGTTAATCCGGATATACTACTTGTATTCACACCATTTACATATAAATAACCACCTACATATAAATCCTTACTTATACTACCACCACCATTTACGGTTAATGCACCTCCTGTGCCTAAACCAGTTGCATTAGTAGTTGCGGTAATACTTAATGAACCACTTGATTCTAAATTCATTATTACATTATTTTTGTTATACCATTTTACTCCACCATTTGAACTAAACCATAGATTATCAGTTTCAACTCCTATTGAATAATCAACTGTATTTGAACTAATTTCTGGTCGTAATATAATTTTACTCCCAATAGATCTTGTAGATAAACTAGGTGGGGCTAATGCAGATCCAGTTTGTGTAAAATAAATAATATTTGAACCTAATACAATAGTATCACCAGAAATATTCAAAGAACCACCAGAAACAATAGTTGGGTTGGTATTAGTAGATACACTTTGATTACTATTATAAAATACATTATTAGTAAAAAGAGTATTACCATTTGTATTAATTGTCATGATAGAGTTATTATTATATCTTATACTAAATGAACCTACAGTAGCAGAAACTAATGACCAATCTAGAGAATTTTTAAATTTAATAATTGAATCAAGAGTATTACCATTCACTATAAAATTACTACTAGATACATTTGTTAATAAAATATTTGTTACTGTATTATTCGTTATTAGTATATTTGAAAATGTCGCATTTGTTGTTAATAAATTTGTAGTTGATATATTTGTAGAATTCACATTATTTAAATTACCAATAGTTGATTCTATACTATTTGATTTCATAGTTCCTTTTATATCCAAATTATATTGTGGGGATGTGGTATTAATTCCTACATTACCACCAGTAGTAAATATAGATCCGATTGTATTTGAATTTGAAAGTGAAAGCAACCCCCCACCTATAAAAAGTCTTTTAGCTATACTTGCCCCACCCTTTGTTAAAAATGTACCGCCATTTGTTACACTTTCAGCATCTTTAATACTTTGACTTGTTATACCACCAAATGTTATAAGAGAACCAGTTGAGAAATTTACTGCATCATCTACTGCTGTTATTGTAATATATGAAAGAGTTGTAGAAGACTCTGCTCCACTACTAATACTACCATCTATATATACATTGCCAGATATATGAGCATTTCCACTTACATCTAAATGATAAGATGGTGACATTACATTTATACCTACATTTTGTCCATCCGTATATATATTTCCAAATGTATTTATATTTGAATTAAAATTAACTGTTTGATTTACTGTTAAATTTCCATTAATCAAGGCATTATTTGCAACTGTTATATTTGCATTTACATTTACATTATTTGTTATACTTAAATCTCCACTTGTAGATAAAACTAAACCATCATTTGTATTATTATATTTTAATACAAAATTTCCAGATGAAGTACCGACATTCCATTTGTTTATTATTATATTCGATGTTGTTATATTTGATGTTAGGATATTTGATGTTGTTATATTTGATGTTAGGATATTTGATGTTAGGATATTTGATGTTGTTAAATTTGATGTTATTAAATTTGTTGTTGTTAAATTTGTAAAAGATCCATTTGTTGTATTTATAGAACTACCATATATATTTTCACCTACATACATGTTTTTAGCTATACTAGCACCTCCTAATGTTACAAATGATCCAATTGAATTACTGTTTTTAAATGTATCTTTTGTGTCAAATATTGATATATATCCAGTATTTAAACCAATATAATCACCTCTAATAATATTGTTTGAACCAGGATCAACGGCAGTATAAGAAAATATAAAATTCTTAGTTTCTTCTTTGTAATATTGGGATGCATATACTTTATTATATAAAGAAATTGGATCACCTACATTTGGTAAAGTAGAAAGTGGTGTATTTAAAATAGCTACCTTAGTACTTCCTATATAAGAAACAATACGTCTTGTTTGGTTATCTAATTTTATATAAAAATTATCGTATTCATTATCATTTATAGAAAATGAAGTATCTAACGTAACTGTATTTGTACTAGAATTTACAACAGTTCCTGTTAAAAAGGAAATGTCATTTATTACGTCTCCTATACTAGTATCATTTTCTGTTTGATATCTTTCAAATAAAATACCACTATCCCTACCAGATATAGGAGATGCATTTAATACAATTAAATTATCACCTATTTTTACAGTTTGTGATACTATTTGTGTTTGTGTACCTAAAACTGTTAAATTACCACCTATATATAAATCTTTAAAAATACTTGCACCTCCAGCAATAGTCAATCCTCCACCACTTGTTACACTACTCGAATTCGTAGTTGTGTTAATACTTAACCCGCCATGTAATAAAATAGAACCAGTAGATGAGTTTGTTGAATTTTTTGTATTTGTATTATAAATACCTGAAAGTGAATCTATCAAAAAAATAGGAGACCCATTATCCACACACTGAAATTTCACCGTCGAAGACATTATTATAAACCTTTAAAAAAAGTTTAGTCAAAAATCGTATAAATAATATAAATAGTATTTTGATTTAAGATAATTTGTTTGTTTAAGATAAATTTAAAACAAAAAAATATTATTATATATACAAGTAAGTAAGTAATGACTAAAAAAATCATTGATATAGCTAATTCTTTAGAATTTATTAATGATTTTAATAATGTAGGTATTAGCGGGAATTCTGCACGTATTAGTACAAGTGACCGTGGAGAAATGTTTTTATACTCTCCTACGGTATCATCAAATTCTACAAGTGGAACTATAGTATTACATAATGGGGGGTTAGGAATTGATTGTACAAATGATAGTAATAGTACAACTTCGGGCGGCGCATTAACAATAGCTGGAGGTGTATCTATAAATAAAAGTTTATTTATAGGTGGAGTCATAAATAGTTCAAACATTAATGGAAGTAATGCTTCTTTTACGAACGTGTCGAGTAATAATATTTATATAAATGGTGATATTTATAAAAATGGTTTAATTTATACAAGTTCTGAATGGAAAAATACTATGGGAAATATTTTTTATACATCAGGTAATGTAGGTATAGGGACTGTGAGTCCAGTATATACATTAGATGTATATGGAAGTGCAAATTTTTCATCAAGTATAACAACAAATTCTCTTTCTGCAACAAATTCAAAATTTACAAATAGTACATTAGGTACAATTAATGTTACTGGTATAACAGCTTCTAATATAAATTTCACAGGATCTTTATATAAAAATGGATCTATTTATATAAATTGGACTTCAAATACTACATCAAATTCTTTATTTTATACTTCTGGTAATGTAGGTATCGGTACATCAAATCCTAATTCTTCTTTAGATATTTCAGGCAATTTAAATGTATCGAATAGTTCAAGTTTAAATATTGTATCATCTAATAAAAATGGGAACGTTTTAGAAATTAGTAATAAATCAAATACTGGATCTTCTTCAATACAATTCTCTGATAATTCTGGAATTGTAAAATTAACAAGTGGATACAACAATAATGGATCTGGTAGTTTGGCTGGATATTCATTTTTATCATCGTCCACATCAGTTTCATTGCAATTTATTTCAGGAAATTTAATAAATAATCCAGTTATTTTAAACGCAAATGATAATTCTATGAGCATCCTTTGTTCTACAGATGCATCCGATATTTATTCGGGAGCATTAAAAGTATCCGGTGGAGCAAGTATTGAAAATAAACTTTACGTAGGTGATGATCTTCATGTTCAAAGAGATCTTTATGTTTCAGGATCGATTAATGGAATGGCTGGTAGCTCTAGTTCTTATTCATATATAACATTATCAGCAACAGATGATTCTGTTAATTTAAGCACTGGTGCATTAATTTCATTTGGTGGTATCACTATTCAAAATACAGCCAATGCTTTAAATATATCAAATGGGGGTAGTTTTCTTACAGCAGGTGGTGCTACTATACAAAAATCTTTAATTGTAGGGGAAGAGATAATAAGTAATACATTAACTGCTATTAATATTGTTTCAAGTTCTTTTAATATAACTTCTACTAATGGTAATTACACTTTAGGTATCACTGATGGTAATGTATATTTCAAAAATCCACTTAGTGG